ACATATACTTATGGTAATATTAGTAACTTGTCTGTATGGTTAAATGGGTCAAGTGTGCATAGTAGTCATCCAGACTTTGACACATCCGGACAAGAGTTTACTTTAGCAAGTGGAGAAGTAACTATCCCACACAGCGGTGATGGAACTAAGACTTTTGCAGTGTGGGCATCGTTTGATCCAAATAACGGAGTACATGGAAACATTACCGTATCAGCAAACTATACACTTTCAAGTATCCCTCGCTCTAGTAGTATAAGCGACAATGCCCTTTCAGGGAATAGACAACTTGGAAGTCTACATACTCTCACGATTGACCGTAAATCTAGCTCATTTACTCACCAAGTATGGTATAGAGTGTTTGGTAGCGATTGGATTGACTTGGGGAAAAATCACGCCACAAATGTTTCTTTCGTGCCTAATATTGACCTTGCTAGATATAACACAAAAGCAAAGTCTGGCACGATGGATATATGTGTCAGAACATATAATGGAACTACTCAAGTTGGAAATGATGTTTATTCAAACGGCTGGTATTTTGAAATTCCAGAAAGTGTGAAGCCGACATTTTCCAGTCTTACATTAACTGACATGAATACTGTCGCTAGGCAGCTACTGAGTGGAAATAACTTTTTACAGATTATTTCTGATATTCAGGTCAACTTTAACAATCCATCTGGGGCTTATGGTTCTACTATCACAGGATATCACGCTGAAATCGTGAATAAGAATCAAGTTACAACTGAAAATGGTGGTAGGATTGGTATGATGAATTTTAACGGTTCAGCAACCATTCGAGCTTATGTTATTGATAGTCGAGGTAGGCAATCAGATACTAGGGATATTACAATCAATGTCATTGAGTATTTCGCACCAGCTTTTAGTTTTACAGCTTTTAGAACACGGGAAACACCTAACATTATTCAAGTTGTCAGGAATGCTAAAATAGCTCCTATCACCTTATCAGGTAGTCAAAAAAATGTCATGACCCTATCATTCAAGGTAGCTCAATTAGGTAGTACAAGTTTTACAGCTGATCATGGTAGCGCTTCTGGTATTTGGACAACTCAACATACCTTAAATAATTCAGCCGCTAACATGGCAGGTAATTATGTTGCAACCAAGTCATTTGTGGTCATAGGGACTCTATCTGATAAATTTACAAGTACAGAATTTACAGCAACCGTTGCAACTGAAAGTGTAGTCATGAGCTATGATAAAGATGGACGTGTGGGTGTTGGTAAAGTTGCAGAACAAGGTGGCGCTGGTTCGTTGGATGTCTTGGGAGACATCTATACTAGAAATATGCCTATTCAACAATATCAGTTGACAGATAGAAACGGTTTTGGAAAGTTAATCAAACAAGACTTTAATGCTATGAAAAACACTGGTATTTGGTGGATGGATGGCGCATCTCCAAACAATCCATTTGGTGGAGTGTGGGGAATGTTAGAGGTGTTTAAACCTAGTCCAGGAACTCCAGAGGTTATTCAACGTTTCACTACCTCAATAGGATATATGGCAGTTAGAGAAAATAGTTTTGATAACACTTGGAGGCCGTGGCGTTATCTAGTACAACAATCAAACTCCACTAATAACTCCGACTATGTAGCTCTGCTAAAATCAGAGAGCGAGCCGACTCCTTGGCAAAATCTCGTACTTGCAAACGGTTGGAATCATCATCAACAGTACAACAATGTACAATACTGCAAATCATTTGATGGGGTAGTGTATCTCAGAGGTTCAGCGAATAAGGGTAAAATTGCCTATGATACAGTGATCGGAACTTTGCCAGTTGGATTTAGACCAACACAAACAATCTATGTTATGGCACTGAACAATAGTTATGCCTTAGCAGTTTTAGGTATTCATTCGAATGGTAACATTGTTATTAAGAATAATGTGGATTCTACATGGCTTAATTTCGATAATGTATCTTTCAAAATATAACAATCGTAAAAAATCCCTAATCATTAACGGATAATTAATTTATAAAGGAGGAAATGACAATGCTAAAAGTCACTAAAACACGTCAGCTAGTAGCTGAATTTTTCGCACAAGATGGAGACCAACAAAAATTGGTCAAAACTACTGTAGTCAACACAGACAATGAAGCTGTTTCAACAACATCTGAAACGCTGCATGACCCGGATCTGTACGCTAAAAATCGTATCAGTATGCGTAAGCATGAGCAAGAGTTACGAGAAATGCGCTATAAGATTGAAGATGCAATTTTGGCAGAGCTGGAAACAGATGAACATAAAGAGTAGGAGGTGTATATGCAAATTGAATTTTTCAATTTTTTTAGAAGCCTCATACAAACAGAAGATGGTTTGGTATTGTACGCTCTAGCACTGATTGTCTCAATGGAAATCATTGATTTTGTCACAGGGACAATTGCAGCTATCGTAAACTCAGAAATTGAGTACAAGAGCAAAATCGGCATCAATGGGCTATTTCGCAAAATCTTAGGGGTTCTCTTGCTGATGATCCTCATTCCGATGTCCGTTTTGTTGCCTGAAAAGACAGGTTTTGCATTCTTGTACTCAATCTATCTCGGGTACATCGCATTTACTTTTCAATCACTCATTGAAAATTATCGTAAATTAAAAGGAAATGTCACTCTTTTTCAGCCAATTTTAAAAGCATTTCAACGCTTGCTTGAAAAAGATGAAGATAAAAATAAAGGAGAATAACACATGCAACAAATCAATGAAATCATCACAAACGGAGCAGTCAGTATCTTAGTTATCTTGGCTGGTATCGCAGTCAAAGCGGTCAAGGACTACCTGGTTCAAAAAGGTGGAGAAAAGACCATCAAAATCGTTGAAATCCTTGCTAAGAACGCAGTTAATGCCGTTGAGCAGGTAGCTGCTCAAACTGGCTTCAAAGGGGAAGATAAGTTGGAGCAAGCCCGCACGAAAATCCGTGCTGAACTAACCAAGTATGGTATCAGCATGACTGATCGTGAGCTTGATACATTTATCGAGGCATCGGTTAAAGAAATGAATGATGCATGGAAAGGAGTAGTAAACGATGGTCAAAATCATCAATAATACAATTTTCAATGGAATTGCTGGCTCACGTCCTGCCGAGAAACCAAAATACTACATCATGCACAATGATGCAGGTTCTATGAGCGCTGAAAGCTATGTAGACTGGTTGCAATCTCGATACGATAACGGCCAGTCTGAGCTTGGTTTCGCTCATTATTACATCACTCGTGATGCAATCGCTCGCGTTGAAGATACTTATAATGGTACATGGAGCGCTGCAAACTACGATGCTAACATGAACTCTCTTAGCTACGAAGTATGCCAGCAATTAAGCGCATCAGATGCCGAGTTTATCGAAAATGAAAACATGGTATTACGTCAAATGGCCGAGGATATGACTTATTATGGTGATACTCCGAACTATTCAAACATCAAGTTTCACAATGAATTTTCTAGCACATCATGCCCTGCTCGTTCTTTGGAGTTGCACGGTGGCTATAATGACAGCTTGCGTGACTATGTGATTGCTAAAATCAAGCATTATCAGTCGCTCGGTTCAACTGTCCAAGAAATGCTTGCAAAAGAAGGTAATCAAGAAGGTTGGAAGAAGAATGCGACTGGCTGGTGGTATGTCAACGCAGATGGAAGCTACCCAACGAACAAATGGCAAAAGATTGATGACATTTATTACAACTTCGATTCTTCAGGCTATATGCGTAGCAACTCTTGGTATGAAGAATACAATAATTGGTATTATTTGCTCCCAAGCGGTGCCATGGCTACCGAATGGGTTCTCATTGACAATAAGTGGTACTACTTCAAAGAAACTGGAGCCATGGCCACTGGATGGGTCAAATATAAAGACCACTGGTACTACCTTGATGCCAAGGATGGAGACATGAAATCCAAGCAGTTCATCAAATCAGCAGATGGCACAGGTTGGTACTACCTTAAATCAGACGGAACAATGGCAGATAAGCCAGAGTTTACTGTTGAGCCTAACGGGCTCATTACTACAAAATAAAACGAAAGGAAAACTTTCTAAAATGTTCTTTCACCGCAGGCTAAGGCTTGCGGTTTTTTTGTTTGACAAAATTCAAAAAATGTGCAAAAATAAGTAGAATTGAAAACAGGAAAAAACCACCTCCTTTCGATTCGCCCAGCCTTTTATTAAGGCAATGAGGGGGCGGAGAGACGCGCTCGTCAACAGAAGTATCTCATTGGAAATG